GTCACACTCTGGGCAATTCCCCGGTTCGGTAGGTGTGCCCAGCGGCCTGTCTCGTACGACACCGCAGCTATTACAGCATAGCGTGTCGCCCTCGCGCTCCGTGTCCGGTGAGCCACAGGTGCCGCATGGTTCGGTAGGTGTGAGAGAAGCGCGGCCTACTCCTAAGACTATCTCTGCCCTGTCACGCACGTATTCGTCAGCCATTGCGTGCTCGGCACCACCTTCATAATCAAGTATCTCGCTGAGTGAGTCGCATGCTTGCTGAAGTATCCGCATCACCTCCCCCGCAGGTGCTGTGTCTGGGGTGCGGGCACGGTAGCCATCGGTGAATCCCGCAATGTACATAGCCTTGTAGACCGCCACGCAGTTTGGACAGGTGACATTGTCGGTTCCGTCTACACCGCTCACCTCGTAGCTGTGGCGACAGTCTGGGCACGTTAGCTCACTCATGCGGTGTCTCCCTCCTTGGGGGTGTCTGGTATCCAACGCACGACCGCTCCGCACTTAGTACAACACAGTTGTATGCCGTGCCCGTTCAAGTCAACACGACAAGCGTACATCGTACCACACCCGCAATCGCAACGGATTTCGTTAATCACCCCCTCGCACCCATCAGCGGGAGTGGTGCTGTCGGATAGAGCGGCTATCACGTTGTCTAGTGCCTCAGACTCGATGTACTCCCCGTCTGGCTCAGTGGTAAACTGCTCCAAGTGTGGGTGTCGAATACACAACCCGTACCCTCCGGGCCATACTTTGCACTGAGAACCACCCGGACACTCCACATCCACCCCCGTAGCGGGAGCGGTCAGGGCGGCGCGGATGGCGGGGATGTTCCACTCAGCAGGAACGTCATTAAACCAACAGTATCCTTTGCCACCATCAAACGGGCAATCTTTACAGTGGGACTTCTCGCACTCAGCCTTAATCCTGTCCAGTATATCACTCATGCGGTGTCTCCCTCCGGTTATAGGAATGCGTCCGCTTCCTCATCCATCATCTGGCGTTCTATGGCCGCATCTATCTTGTGTTCATCCCTTATCTCGGCCACTTCATCAGTCAGAATGGCTATGATTTTGTCGTACAGTTCACCAGTAGGCTCCACCCACTCGCCGTCATACTGCTGTACCGACACGCACTCGATGTATTCACCGTACCCCTCCTGCACATTGCGAATGAATCGTTGGGCAGGCTCAACCTCGTAATCACAGTTGAACTCTACACCAAATACCGTTACCGTGGTTTTCATCACTACCCCCTCAGTAATTTACTACAACACACACGCCGACACAACAACAACATGTAGCACTTACCAACCTTGGCACATACCAGATATAGTCCTCAGTACCCATTTAATCAAACAGACCATTCCAGTCACAGGATCACTAGTCATTGCTGTAATCAGTCCACGGAGCATTTTCTTCATTCTCTACCTCTGTGTACAAGCCAGTGTTGACATCATAGTTGAACTTTACCATCCCCAACTGGCCGTAGTTCTTGTATTTCACCTTTTTAATATGAACCTCAACATTATTCTCGTCAAAGTTTCGATACACCACAATTCCATTATCTGCCTTATTGTAAAAGTTTGCACTGCCGCTGATGTCGTACATGGATGGTATCGGATACTTCCCACTGTCCTTGTTCCGCATCATTTTGGCTGGATGGGCCACTAGTATTATGCAGATGTTGTTCTTGCGTGCGAACTTCCTCAGCTTGCGCAGGCACACTCCCGTGAAGTCACTATCGTTGGTTCCTGGTGGGCGCTGTAGCTCTATTTCATTCCATGGGTCTATTATCATGCAGTCTGGGCGTTCAATACTCAGACAGGCCCCAAGGATGGTTTCAATGCACAAATCCTCTTCAGTGGCATCAATAAAGTCGTAGTGTTCATCGACAAACTCAATTGCCCTATCCACCTCACTCCTTTGGGCACCCCACATGTTTTTCCTGCAATACTTCTCTGCCAGTTTGTTGAAATGTATTGCTGGGGGGTAGTTTTCTGGAGAGAATACCACAAAGCGCCACTTGTACTGCTGGGCAAGCAATATCGAGAGGAAGTCAACGAATTCGCTCTTGCCGTGGGTCGGTACTCCTGTCACTATGTTCAGATATCCTCGGTCTAGCCGCAGACACTCGTCAAACTGGGGGAGCATGAGACGAAACCCTGACGTTCTCTCCCCATCGTAGAACTTGTAGATGCTCTCGCGGAAGTCAGATGCCTTAACCGTTGTTGTGGCAGGGAACATATCATAGTCAATTTCTTTCTTCTCTGGTGGATCGTCTCCGTATCCATCTCGCCGAAGTTGTTTGGCTGCGGCTACCCAATCGCCAGCATGGTTCAGTATCGCATATACTGCTGATGGCTTGTATATCGTGCCAGCGGTGAACAGCGTTGATGTTGTGAACACATACAACCTGCCGGGGACATGGTTCCACGTTGCGCTTATTCCGCCTTTCTTGTCCGGTCTGCACAGTGATATTTTGTCACCTGATTGCTGAACAATTGTCCACCCATATGCCAGCATGAGGTCAATTGGGGTGTTTTTGTGGTCGTAATCATCCAGTGGGGATAATCCGTTGCGCTCAATTGTAACGCTTGGTGGTGGTGTGTACTCTTTATAGGTGTCCTGCTCATTGAAGTATACAGCGTATGCCATGAGGTTATTAGCCTCTTCAACGCTGATGGTGTTGATATTGGTGAGTTCTCCCCGCAGTATTTTGTACCCTGGAGATGGGTCACACAGGAAATACCCACCCTCACCCCTTGTTTCAATGAGAACCGTGACCTTCCCATCAACCACTTTCTGGGCCAGCTTGCGGTTCTCGATACAGTTATCAGGGCACCTGTAGACCACATGATACCCACCACTTGGTGTTTTCTGCACCACAAGCCTGTCTGGGAGATTTGGCATGTGCTCCTTGACCAGCTTGGCCCACTCCTTGAACGCACTCCCCCCGTCATCGAAATCCAGACACTGCAACCCCCCTGACACTTGTCCACACACAACGCCCACAGGGGCCCTACACGCTTTGTACTCCTCTGGGGTGGGCAGACGGGTCTGGTACTCTGCCCAAGGCACCAGAGGGCGCTTATCGGCCTTCACAGGTATGGCTGATAGTCCAGCAGATATGAGGTCGGCAAATATGCTCATGGGATATAGTTGCCAAAGGTATTGGGTTTAGTGTAGATGCCAATGAATATCTTGCCATTATTCCAATGCTCTCGCAGCTTCTCCATCGAAAGAATGTTTTTTCGCCATGTGAACCCGTTTTTTCCTTCCGGCATGTCGTGGCACTGGTCAATTAGCTTGTGGATGTCAGCGGTACTGCGCCCGTCACGCTCATGCATGAGCCTTGCGGTGTTGGCCCACTTAGTCAGCGTTTCCTCAGTTATTTTCTGTTGCCGATGTTCAAGGATGCGGTCTCGAAGGTGCGTAGCACAATCCATCAAAGCGGGGTGGATCTCTTTTTTCTCTTTCTTTACATTCTTGTTTGGGTCCACTTGTGTTTCACTTGCGTTTCGCCTACGAACCGCTTCCTGTGTCGGCTGTTGTGTCGCCCCGCCTTGGTATTCCTCGTAATTACATACTGTTATCCGTGTCGTTTGCGTTTCGTTTCCGTGTCGGATTTGACCCATGTTTTCCAATAAATTGAAGAAACGCCGTGTCGCTGACTTGGACCAGTGGAAATACTCCGCCCACTGCTGGAGGGAGCGCACCGACTCTCCCCTTTTGCACATTATAACCTTGTTTCCAACGATTACTTGTTTGTCGGAATGGTTGGCAAGCATGAGGATGTCTTCCCATGCCTCGCGCCGTGTTTTAGGGCGATGTTCGTTGTAGAATGGGTGCTCGTAGGAGCGCCGATAGAGTTTTATATACCCTCTATGCATCAACTATCCAATGTAGAAACCCGCCCCGTGTGCATACTAGGCCGTGCAAGCGATAGAATACACACAGGCAAGGGGTTGATTCCCACGGGTGTTGTGTTCAAGATGTCGAATCGAAGGCTTGCACGACCATACCACCAATATACACCAGTGTTCACGTCATTGCAAGGACTATCGCACTCATTGTGTACACTTATACTGCACAATTGTGCGCTTATTGAATACACTCCCATATCACATTCATTATCTCTGTACCTACCCACCATATAGTTATTGCCAGGATTACCGCTACACACATTATCCCAAATGAATCGTCATATCTCATTCTGGCTCCGTTTCACTCCGAGCGCTACGCTGGTAAGCTCGATTGTATTGAGTAAAACACATCAGTGCCACCATCCCGGCGCAGTCCAGTTTCCTACACAGGTTCCCTCCGGCGTCCCAATACCACACAAACGGGCCATCTGGGACAGGTTCAGGGCATTGGCACAGTTCAGTGTATGCGGTCTGTGGGCTCAAAATGACCTCCGTGGTTTCATTAGTACGAATCGGCCCTCTTCGGCAATTGGTCGTGAGTCGTCAGGTGCCCCGTATCTGTGGAATCCCTTGTTGTATTCCCTTGGTGGGTCGCTCAGGGGCTTTCTGACGAGCCTTGGCATGGGAGACAGAGAACGGTAGCCCTGCTCGATTATGAGGGCGCAACGGGCCTCTATGCGGGCTCTGTGGGCGCTTGTCATTTGTATTCTCTCATGCTGCCCCCGGCATTGGTCTAACGATGTCTTTTGTATCCTTCGTTGACAGCGTGGCAATTAATGCGTACTGGCAGGTATGATCCCCATACCTGCAAAGGTAAACGGATCTTCCGCGCTTAGAGTGTATCCATTCCCTTGAGGGGCAAGTTGGCCCTCTATCGCATTTCAGCCCACATACAACCATTTGTGCTTTCATACTGCCTCCTGTATGCGGAGCTTGCTACCCTTCTGTTTGAAGTACTCCAAGATTTCACCGGGGGTGCCTTCACAGTATCCAAGCCCCAGAATGTGTACCTTCACGCGCTCTTCCCCGTTTATCCTCTCATATGTGAATGCGTCCACCATTCCATTCCCGCTCATTTTGCGAGTGGAGAAGTATGCGAGGTTGCCAAGTGATACCAGAAATGATGCAAAGTTAGTCATGTGTTATTCTCCCTTTGCCTGTTTGAGTGCTTCTCTGATGGTGTCGGTGAGTACGGCGTTTTGTTCATCCAGCGCAGCATGCGCAACAGTATACCGCGCAACATCCAGCGCAGCACAGCGCGCAACACCCGCAGCAGCATCCCACACAGTACAGCGCGCAGCATATGCAGCAGCATCCCACGCAGCAACATTCCACGCAGCACAGCGCGCAGCACCTAGTTCTTGGGCGTCAATGTCACCGCGTAGCCACGCCCACTTGGCTTCTATCGCGTTCCAGAACCGTTGATCTTTGACTCCGGCAAGCAGCAGTGCGGCCACAGCGCAGTCACATGCGAATTCATGCAGGATGGTGGTTGTATCTATGGCGGCTATCACTGTGCGATTTCTGGCCACCAGTTTGTCGTTGTCCTCTACCACATCGCCCCATAGTTCGACTTCGCAGCAGGTGTTCCCTGGGGCGTAGCGTAGCGCATCCAGTATCCTGCGTGATGCATGGAGACCAGAGGAGCACATCTCCACCAGCCCGGTGTGGGTGTAGGTCTTGCCGACTTCCAGCGGCTGACCGTCGCGTAGTTTCCAGCCGCTACAGAAATGCCATGCCCGTATCTTGTTCATGGTGTGTTATTCTCCCTGTGCCTGTTTGAGTGCTGCTCGTGGCGGCTCTACCTCATACGCATAGTCAAACCTGGCCCCCATCTCCCGGCAGCAGTCAGCGGCGATACTCTCGCTAGGCACTGGCCCAGACTCGTACATCGTACCGTCACTATAGAATCCCACAGCTCTATACCATTTCTCGCTCATGGTGTGTCTACTCCTTTGCTTTTAGTTGCTCAGTGCTAACGCTCAACACGTTAGTGTTGCCAGCAGAGGGGCGGGGCAGCAGGCGAAAGGTGTAATTCCTGCTACCCCAAAGCGGCCACCACTAGCCGCCTGCCCCCATGATAGCGGCCAGTATGAATGTGAGGAGGTATTTCATGTGCCCACCTTTCTCATTTGCTCAGTGATGGTGTCGCTGAATTCTCTATTTCCTGTTCCATTATGGCGAACTCTTCTCTTGCCTTGGCCAAATACTTGTCTTCGCGCTTTATGTAGGCAATCTCTGCCTCTTTCTCCGGCAGGTGCTTCTCAATGAGCGCTACGATGTACTTGCCAATCCAATACCCGTTTCCTCGCATCCTTTTTAGCCTTGCGTGCAGCTCATCTGGCATTCTCAGTGTAAACTGTTTCATCTTTCCCCCTTGATTTATGGTGTGATATCAGGTATACTATAAGATATCACATTTCTCAGGAGAAGTCAACCGTGAAACATTCTAAAGAGTGGAAGTCGTGCAAAAATTGGCGTGTCCCTTGGCCAAAGGCCAAAGACCAAGAGCGTATGAAGGGGTATGTCGCCGATAATGTGGCGTTCGCCAAGAAGAACCCCCATGAATTGCGCGTGTATGCTGACCTGAAGCTTCTGAGGTGTGGGTTTGGTTGGCAGAAATGGTGGGCGTTTCGCATATTTGATTTCTGGTCACACAAACTCGGGTGTGTTGTTGAGGTTGATGGTTCAACACACAATGCACAAAAAGACTGGTATCGTGATGAATCGTTATTTCGTCGGTATGCCATAGTTACTCTCAGGGTTCGCAATGGTTCACAGGATGATATCTATTGGGCTAGTTCGATTATACTCAAACTGAACACATGGAAGGCCCGGTACAAGGAACTTAGTATTGGCCATGATGCTTCTAGGCTCACAGATCGCATGAATACTAGCCTTTTGAGGGAGTATATTGTTGCTCTAGGGGCTCCCAGAAGTCGTAAACCGCTAAAAACTCCCCATATTCCCCAGAAAACAGCTTCCAAACCCAATCATCCTCGCGTGCAGAAGATGCGAAGTGGCAAGAAGCGCGTTCGTGTTGCTTATCGTGGTAAGTTGAATCTTTGTTAGACTGTGAGCTATTCACTGTCGGTCTCCGGCGCTTTGCCACTGCTCCCTACCTCAGAATCTAGCGAATGGTCAGGTTCCACGACATCGGCAGGCATCAACGATACGACACCATGCTTATTGATCATCATGTAATACCTCTCACCCTCTCGAAACGAGATTGCCTCTACGGTTCCCCACGGCGTCTTGCTTCCTATGCTCTTCACCATGCTTCTTCTCTTTGTTCACTGTTGGTTGCTCAGCGTAGCGCTCATTCATCTATTGATACCTTTCGTCTACGTTACCAGCATTGTAGTCCTTCACAAACTGACGGCCAAGGGTGACGGCTGCGTGATAGTCGTTATCGTTCTCAGGTATGCCAACATATTCCCCGTTGAAGTAGACGGCCCAGCTACAGAATGGTGGGAATCCTACGCGCTTGATGGTGAACTTTGTGGCTTTCATGCTTGTATCCTTTCGCTTGTGGTGTTTGGTTGCACAGCGCTAGCGCTCATTCATCATCATAACAGCTAAGTATAGAATCCTGCACAGATGTATCAAGTCTATTCCAGAGAGAGTCAGGGCAGGAGGTAATCTGGGATGAGTGATTATATGCCCATGAGCGGCAGTCGTTGAGTGGTGTAGTGGGCAGGGAGTCCAGGATACCGTGCCAGATGGCGGCGAACAGGTATGAGTGTATGAGTAGTGCGCGTATCATGGTGTAACCGTCTTGGCAAAGTCCGGTGGCGTGCTGAGATCGATAGCACCAATACGGAGGCGGTCAAACCCCTGTTCAATGGCCCATGCTTTGGCCTTGTCGAATGCTGCAGGATTGGTAGAGATTATTTCCTCTTGCCATTCCTCTGCGCCCTTGCGTGTTCCGTATAGCACCAGTTCAGTCATGGTGTAACCTTTCATTAAGTGGTATAGTCAGTAATGTAGCAATCTAGCTGACTTATGCAACCCCCAATAGGGCACAAGATGTAGTGGTGTTGGCGCTCAGATAGTCCATATAGCTATCCAACAGTTCATCCAGGTCGGCGGTGGTCAAAATATAGAGGTTCATGGTGTGTCTACTCCTGTGTTTACTGGTATTTCTTGGGGAGCTTCAGCGTTGTGCCACAGTCTAGACAACGCAGTTCATTTTCGCGGTCAACCCCTAAGATGTACCTCATCCCAATCC